ACCACCCGCGCCGCTTTCTCCGTTAGCGCCTCCGGCACCACCTTTAGCGAGAATGGTGCCGGAGGTGTCAAACCAAGAATCTCCACCCGTACCAGCAACACCGGAACCGCTTCGTGCTCCGGCGGCTCCTCCGGCACCAACTGTTACCGTGTAATCATTGCCTGGAGTAACGGCGACAGTTTTCGTAACACATTGGCCACCAGCACCGCCACCGGCCTCGTCGCCCTGCAAAGCGCCACCGCCACCACCACCGCCGCCCCAGCATGTGACATCCACACTGGTAACACCTGCGGGGCACGTCCAGGTGGTTGATGCATCGAAAGTTTCGGTGGTCACGTGCTACTCCTTATTTACGAAGCGCGGAAGAATCCACCAGTAGCGATCTGTGCTGTGATGTCAGAACCGTCAGGAGTAACTACGAAGTCATGAGCAGTTAGTGGAATGATGTTAGCGTCAGCGCCACCCGTTGAATCGGAGTCATAAGCAACGATCAGCTTACTCCAACCGTCACCCGCAGCTACAGCCGTCCACGTCTGGTCGGCAATGTCAACGTCCACCCAGTCGTTGGTATCATCCACTGTAACCGTAATACCGGCTGTATTGTCCAGAACCTTACGAGCGTAGTTGGTGTTGGTAACCTCGTTCGTAGCACCAGAAACTAGAGCCGCGACATCATCCTTGTCCTTCAGAACGGCGTCCGATTCAATACCGGACGTCGCCAGCACAAGAATAACTAACACAGAGTTAGCTGGGTCGTTGGCGTTTACACGGGCCGCGTACTCCGCGATCTTACCCTTAGCAATGTTAAAAACGAAGTCAGCCATTACGTACCTCTCTTGTTAAGAAGGTGAATCTTGTGAACATATATTAATCGTTCAGCCAACTCATCAGGAGGCATTGACCGTGTGGTGCAATTCCTGACTCGTTCATTAAACTCGATAACGAGCTTAGCTTGATGTTGCTTAACCTTGAGATATGGAAGTAGTAACCTACATACCTCAGTAGTGATCTTGCCGGAACTACGCCAATGAGTCGTAGCTTTGTGTTGCTCTTGTCTGCCCTTGTAGGTGTGTATAGATCCACCGAACAGCCCGTACATGAAATACGGAACAGTAGGATCTGTCATTACTACAGCACAATAACTTCGGAAATACGGAGATACACGACTACCGTAGGGTTTCGTCATCGAAATCCCTATGGTCCCCTCTCCATCTACTATCCCCGCAACATAAGCCAAATCAACTGGATCGTAGTCCGCCATGAGCGCCTACTTAGGGGGCTTAAACTCAGCGCATTTCAGGACCTTGTATCCATCCTCTATGACAACGAATGCCTGATCGTACTTCTGTGGATCCTGTGCAGCGGCTCTACGTTCTGGGGACTTAGAGTCAATGAACACCTGGTAGAGCGGACACAATGCTTTTTGTCGCTGCACGGTCGAATTGTATCTTAATTGAGCAGCATTCTTCTCAGTGGCTCTAGCAGTATCGTTGAGAACAACAAAGCCGAATGTAAGTGGTATTGTCAGTAGAAAATCTATAAATAGACTAATCGCTAGACCTATAATCAATTTTCTGTTAGTCTTAGCTCGTTGGGTGAGACCAACTAATTGATTACCCGACTCACGATTAAGCTCTTGAACACTTTCGATCAGCTCATGAGCTGTTTCTGTTAAGGCTCTAAGTCGTTCATTGTAATCAGCTTCGCTCAGTGTCTTCACCCTCATTCTCATCAGAAACATTTTTTAGATGCAATGCTTCTTCTAGGAGTTTACTTGAGAAGGCTTCTAAACGAGCAGCAGTACGAAGCAGTTCATCTCTAAGTCTCTGAGATTCCATAATGAGTTGCCTCGCATCCGATATAGTTTTGAATTCATCTTTACCATTGTCAGGAGAGTCGATTTTAGTTCCTCCTAATGGATAAGAGAACCTCGGATACGACTCTATTAGCTTCACCGATTGCATCAGACGCCTTTGCTATAGTCCCTAGGTAATCACTTCTGATTACATCATTCAGGCTTTTTAGCTCAGCCTCCAATCGATCGGCTCTGTCTCGTTCCCGATTATATGCATCAGATAGTCTGTTAAAAAGTATCCTCACTGCAATAATGGAGACGAGCGCTAATATACCAAGAGCACCGTATTGAATTAGCATTGATTCTGCGCCTGTGGGCATCAACTACCCCCACAGACTTGTACTCGATCCCCAATTAACACTCTTCGGTCTCCAGAAAGTCTCATCAGGATCAGCTTGTATGCTGAACGGTTTAGTGTCCAAAGACTGTTCTAGTTCGTAAAGAGCCATGCACATGGCTACACAAGCGTCGATGTTTCTTTTAGATACACCCTTATGAACATAAAATCCACCACGCTCTACTATCTTTGATACAGCAGAGTTGACCTGATCAGCTAAATCAGGATCACCATTGTGGACTATAGTGTGTTCTAAGATGCGCTTATAGGCCAGACCTGATGCGGGGGCGAGTCTTGTAGGTGTCTGGTCAAACTGGATCGCTAACACACCGCGATCTTCCAACATTCGCGCAGGAAGCTCGAAATACCGTGGGTCATAGACCACCCCACGAAATCCCTCGCCTCGCGCGATTTCCAGAACGTGGTCCCACACCGAGGTGTGATCAATACGTCCTGTGAACGGGTCTGCTCTCCATATTTTGTGAGTGACGGCCACTCGACCATCGGGAAGCTTCTCACAACGAACCACACCAACGGTGTCATGCTTAAGAGCCATGTCCACACCGACAGTGAATGGATTCTGGTTACTTGATTCCCACTCACCCTTACAGGCTTTCCATACGCCGGGGTGTTCCTTCAACCATGAACTCTCGCCGACGTCCACCCATCGGTTGGCGTAATAGCGAAGCCATTCATGGCGAGGCATGTCGGGGTTACCCCAAGCTCGAACACGAGTCTTGATGTTCCACTGCTTACCAGCCGCCGGACTAGCCTGCTGAACCATGGTGTATCTATCATCAGGGTCATCAGGATCTAGTTCTTCATCAGCCTCAAACCAGGTGAAGTAGTACTTTGGATCTACATTCGGGTCATTGCGAACCTGCAATCCCTTTTTGTACATCTCGCCGAGGAGAGAGTGATTCTTATCGAACCCTGCCGTTGAGATCCCCAGCACTCGTCCATCTCCACGGAAGTCGTCTCGCTTCGTGGTGGACTTACCGATAACAGTCTTGTTACGGGCCTTACCATCGCCTGGGTTGCCCGGAGGGGGACCCCATTCATGTAGCTCGTCACAGATGAACAGTGAGGGGAAACCACCCTCGTTCGTACCGGCTTCAGCGGCAACTCGTTCGATCAGTCCTGGACGACCATCCTTGAACGTGATGGTGTTCTCCAGCACATGGAACAGTCCGTTAAGCGGAGACTCACGAATCGCATCCTCACGACCACCAGCCATCTGGCCGACCTTACGGAACAAGTTGTTAGCCTGTCCGCGCGATGCCGCAGCCACGACGATGTTGGGGGAGATCGGCGCGATGCCCTCCGGTCCGGCGAACTCCAGCAGAGCGATTCCGGCGAGCAGGGTGGTCTTACCGCCGCCCGTGGCCTCGCCGCGTAAGCCCTCCGTGTAGCGCCACCGGTCACACCGCTGGCAATACTCGTACCAGTTCCAGACGAATTCCTTTTGGTCTGGACGCAGGATGAACGGCTGCCCGAACGATGATCCCTCTGGAAGAATCAAGTTCCTCTTGAACCACTTGACAGCCACTCCGCCTTCAGATGGCCATACAGCACCCTTCTTGGGCGCCCACTCACAGTCAGGACACCTGACCACTATGTCTGTCATATTCATCTCCGTTTATCCATGCAGGCCACCAGTCCTTGGGTAGGTGATCATACATCAAACGAAGGACTTCTTCCCTAGGCCCAGACATGACTAAGGTGCAGCTACATCGAAATGCGGCTGCACCTGTCAAAGTATCGTTTGGATCATTCTCATATTCAATTGTCCACTTGTGTTGCTCCATAGCACTCACGCAGACTGACGAGGATCTTCCTCATCTTCATCGTCGTCATCGGCCTCAGTGACGCCCTTGTTTATGTCATTGAGTCCTTGATGTTCCTGAATGACGGCCAGGCCGAGACCGGTAGCATTCAACGGACCAATGCCTAGAATCTTTTCGCATTTCTCTACAGTGTGCAAAGCATCAGCAGCTACCTTGTAGAGAGCGTTAACTATCGGTTGGCCAGTCGAACCTTCCTGAATGGGGTCACCATCTGCTTGGGTCGTTGCCCATGCGTATCTATCGACGGCTTCAATCCATCTAATAAGTATGTGTTTAGAGCTTGGTGTGATGAGGTGTGGTTGCCTGTCCTCCCAAAACCCCTCCCACGCCTGGAGCGCAGCCGGTGTCTTCACGGTCTCCGGCGGTTCGAAATATGGGAACCGAGGGAGGTTGGCTACACTAACGATCTTCTGACCGTTGCGCTTGTCGGCCGCAGTACCCGGCGCCTTCTTAGGACGCTGTAACCGGGTACCTTCTGGAACTCTAGGCATCAGTCTGTCCCTACTTTACTGTTACAAACTTTACAGAGTAACATTAGATTCGATGGATGGTCCGATCCGCCACGATCCTTTGGGACCACATGATGGATTGTAATCGGATTCTTCTTCGTTCCATGCTTCCCGCAACCTATAGCGGGGTATGGCACACCAGGCATTACGGGGTCACCGCAACGGCCCGATCGATCAATACTTGTCCATGCCGGTCCGGCATATCCGCGTGCTTTAGTCTTTCTGCAACGTGGGCATCGAGATTTTCCAGTGCCCTGAAAGTTAAACAGTACGTTACAGACTGTGCATCTACGGTTAGGCATTAACACCTCTTGGTGGCGGGGGAAGGGGTCGAACCTTCATCTCACACCTCATGACGGTGGTATACTACCGTTATACTACCCCGCGTCGGCGAGGTTTACGATCCCTCGCCAGCTTCTCAGCTTTAGCTACATCGACTAATCGATAAATCGGCTTACCAGGTAAACTTTGAGGTATCGGATTGAGTAATCCTCTACGTTTCCAATTCGATACTGTGCAAGCCGCAACTCCGAACTCCTCAGCCGCTCCAATGGTGTCCATATAAATTTCACCATCATCAGCATGAATGACCAAGGAAAACCTGCCCGAGGGTATAGGAGTCCTACCTGGGATGACACTTTAGGTATCTGAGCTACATCTTGTCAAGGTCCAGGCATGACGAAAGAGCGGCCGGACTCTCCCATGTCCGACCGCCCTCTTCGCCAGTCTACTGCTGTATTGCTTCCCTCTTGCGTCCGCCGACCACTCCCATGGCGGCGACACTACCGCTCATAGTCTCAGTGATTGTCTCATTGACCGCTGCGCGACGATTCTCTTCGGCGAGACGCATCGTGAACATCTCAGCGTTGCGAAGATGTTCAGCTACACTGGATGCATCATGGATAATAACATCTATCTCACCTGTCACTATTCGCTTGCTTCCTTCTACGTTTTCAATA